TAGACGCACTAGCTAATCTCATGTAGTCTTCATAACTTTTCCCTCCTTCGCTCGTGACTTTTCTTTGTATAGACACGAACAAGCTTAATATTATTCTATAAACGTAAACATTTGTTCCCATACAATCATACGCTAATCCAGCGAGTGCTAACATCCAATCATAGTCATTAAGACGTTGTGAGTTTCCAAAAACTATTTTACTCGCTGTGGCATAATACGTTTTATATGGGACGACTTGGATTGTACCTGCAACTTTAACTTCAATTAAATGCCTTTTTAAAAAGACTAATCCAGCAACCTTTAAATTACCAGCAGTATTGGGTACAGATATTAAAGAAACGTTACGTTGTATATCATGTATTACAATTCCAAATCCACTCACATATTCGCAAAACCCGTCGTATGAAATAAATCGACGAGCTTTTTTACACGCTGCAACTACGTGATTATCCCCATAAACAGGAAATCTGATAAAATAATCACCCACTACAAATCGATTGTCCTTACGACACAACAACTTAGCTCTAGGATTACGCAAATGAACAGCACAGATATAAGACCAAAAATACATTGCCAGGATCCACGAATTACCATGAGATGTTACAAAATGCCCAGACGGCATCGTACCTACTATCCATCTCCACATATTTCCAAACATATTAACTAATTTAGCTATTAGGTAATCCATTTGATGCTCTAGCATGTATAAGTACAATCTATAATCTGGTGAATTAGGATCTATATATAACAACGCAGTAACTGCGAACATTCTAAGAGTATACGATTGGGATGTATAATCTTGACCTTTAATATCCCCTGTGTCATACTCAATGTCTTTATTGGGATATCCTAGTTCGGTAGCGAAAATATGAGCTCCACCATGCCACCACTTATGACCAATCTTGATGGTATTTCCACGTTCAACAAGATTCCTAAATCCAAACACGACCTCTGCAAGCAGAAAATCAACCTGATGTGAGATAAAGAATTCGCGACACTTTAACATTGCTTCACTTTTCGCTAAGTTGAATTTAAACATCATGTCTGCAACTTCGTATTTAAAGGCAATCTGACTATATCTTTCTGGTGGATCAGGAGTGCCTCCGTTCAAAAAATCTTCTATATATCTAGTGACTGCTGCGAACGAATAAGGAGCCTGCAACCGTTTAGATCCAGTGTGTTTTAATTTTATCTTCTGATTTTGCACAACAAATTCCCGATCATGACCTTCTCGTATAC